CCTTTTTTCGGAGCGCTGTACTCCCGGCAGGACTCGAACCTGCAACCCACAGCTTAGAAGGCTGTTGCTCTTTCCAGTTGAGCTACGGGAGCATATCGTTTGACACAAAGGTACTTACAAGTTCTCGAGTAAACAAACGCTTCGGGACTTGACTTTTTAATTTTTTTCCCGTAACTTTGCTAAGCCGAGTGGCACTCTCGACAACGAGAACACGCCCTTCGCCCCTTGTGGGGAGGGTCTCGGTCGCTTCTCCTTCAGAACTGTTGCCGCGTGACACAACACTAGCGGAATCGTACTCACCAAGTGCCGTATCGAGGATAGCTGTACCCATTCCTGTAGTATATTTACAACCATGTACATTCCTCAGCTAAACCCTGAGTTTCTGGAGGTGCTGCTTTCAGCATCCAAGAAACAAAAGAACAATGGTTCTGCTCGTGCGCGGAGACGTGCAATGGAGAGAGCCCTAAACAAATTCTACGGCAATGCAAGCGGTAAAGAAGGACAAGAAGACGGGGCTTCCTGAGAAGTACCTCGCTGGCTCACCCAATCGGGCGGCAAGAGCCGAAACCATCAAGGAGGGCCAAGAGGCCTACAAAGAAGGGAAGCGACTCCCCGACAGCTACTTTGATGAACGACAGAAGTACAAGGAAGGTGGTGAGGTAAAGAAGGGCAAGGGGGCCAAGGAAGATAGTAAGCCCTTGAACGCATCTACCATTGCCTCGCTCAAGAAGAAAGCCAAGTCATCCGGCAAGTCTCTTGCTACACTCAAGAAGGTGTATCGTAGAGGTCAGGGTGCGTATCTGTCCAGCGGCTCAAGGCCCAAGACAAGTATGGCTGCATGGGCGATGGGAAGAGTCAACAGCTTCATCAAGGGCTCCAAGAAGCACGATACAGACTTGCGATAATTTTATTAGATTTGTAACCTCAACAAGAACGAGATGGCAAAAGCAAAAAAGAAAGGGAGCACCTACCCTGTTTACTACGCAGGCGGTAACGTCAAGCAGATGTCCATGGACGAAATCAAGAAGATGATGATGGGCGGAGGCGTCAAGCTGTCCAAGCGGACGTTTGCGTACGGAGGTAAGACTCAGAAGTTCGCTCAGGGCGGCAAGCCAGACTACATCGACATTGATGGGGACGGCAACAAGACCGAGTCCATGAAGTCTGCGGCCAAGGAAGCAAAGACTCCTAAGGCCAATAAGGGAATGTTCCTCAAGAAGAAGACGAAGAAGTAATGCACCTGCAGGTACTCAGATTCTCCGATAGCGGCGACTCGACCAACGGCATGTTGTTTGAGTTGCTCCCTGATGGGCGTGAGTTCCTGTGCTACACTTTGGAGGACGAGGAGCGGGAGAAGAAGAAGTACGGGGAGACCCGAATCCCTGAGGGGACATACGACATCACGCTTCGGACCGAGGGCGGGTTTCACGCCAAGTACTCCGAGCGTTTTCCCGACATCCATGAGGGCATGCTCTGGGTGCGAGACGTTCCCAACTTTGAATACATCCTCATCCACTGTGGCAACACAGACGAGCACACAGCAGGATGTCTTCTACTTGGTGACAGCCAAGAGAACAATCAGCTCGTGGATGATGGATTCATCGGCAAATCAACACAGGCGTACAAGAGAGTGTACCCAAAAATTCTAAAGGCACTTAACAATGGGGGGGATGTTCGCATCGAGTACATCGACCTCAATGATGTTGTCATCGCAAAACTGAACCTATGAGAACCAAGAAGATGCAAGAGGGTGGCAGCATGCCCGCCCGTGGCACAGCAGCCGCAAGAAAAGCAGCTACAGACAAGGCTGTAAGAAACAACCCCGCCGACTTCTCTACATTCCGAGACCCAGAGCACGGGGCTAAGTCTGAGCCATTGGCAGGAGAGGTGTCACGCAAGCAAACCGGAACCACGGTAATGGGTGACCCATACACTGCACAGCAAACTGTTCAGACAGGAAGTGAGACGCAGCAAATCGGCACTGGCCAGTACGAGTACACCTACGATGAAGATGGTAACATCATTGGCTTCACTGAGCTTATGGAGGACATCGAGGTGCCTACGTTCGGTACTGAAGATGCTCCCTCAGCCGAAGTCTCTGGCTCAGGCACAGGACCTTTACAAACAGGTGAGGAGGGTATGATGCTTGCCAAAAGAGGGGCGAAGACCCCAAGCTACAAGGGCGGCGGAAAGATGATGCGAACCTTTGAGCAGGGAGGCTTCGGGGTAATGGACCCCGTGGACTTCGTCCGAATGATTAAGGACAGCAGAAAGAAGTAAGCCATGAAGCTGAAGAAGCTATCGGACACCTTCCGCGACCCAGAACACGGCGAGAAGGCAGTACCGCTTGCACCTGATGAAGTCATCAAGCGCGAGCCTCTTGGCGATGACGAAGCTCTAAACAAGGCCTACCTAAAGAAGAAGGAGGACGAGGAAGAGGACGGTACGCAAACCGATGGTGGATTTGACCCGAGCGGCGACCCGCCACCCCCACCGCCTGTAACAGAGCAAGACCCCCCACAGCTACCCGAGTCCTACAGACAATCTATCGGAGCACTTGGTGGTGCTATCTCTTTTGCTGGTGGAAACATGGACACCTACGGACCCGATGGGGCTCCTGACGGCACCCTTGATATTTACGACGCACTTTCTATTGTTGACTTCTGGGCTCAGATGGCCGGGCAGTCTCCATCCGGGGCGGCAGACGGTTTTACATACAACCTTGGAAATGTCTTCTTGGACATAACGGGAGTGAACTTTAACTGGGGGTACGGGATGTTTTACAACCCTCAAGGGGGTTATGACCCGGCGACCGGGGACGGTTCTTATACCACGTTTCAAGACCTGCTAGATAACGAACTCTTTCTGGCACCGTTTGACTGGAATTTATTTGCAGCCACCGGAAACGCTGCCGACGGAGGCAACGCATTTGAAGCGGTCTTTAACGCATATCAGGGTGACGTTCCAGCAGACTTCTTTGAAACCCTCCTTGTAAACCCCAACCCTACAGCAGAAGACCTTGATGACCTAGGCTCGTGGTTCGACCTGAACATGTTGCCTTTGCTTAACATCTACGCAGACGTCGCTCTGTACAACATGACGGGAGACCCTCTTGGGTATAGCGATAACAACTTGTCCCAATGGCTCGATACGGTACAATCTTCAGGAGGAGAGCTCGGGCTTGCTGCAAACGCACTCACAGGCTCTCTAGAGTCTAACTTTACTCTTGCTTCTTTTGATGTAAATGGGGATGGCACCTTCAATGGTGAGGACATCACGGCATGGTTGGATGTGACTGAAATGATTCAAGTTGTTCAGGCAATCCAAAACGGTGAGTCTGTGACTATTTCTGCAGGCAACGGCATCTACACTCAGGAAGACATTGATGCCATTGTAGAATACTACAACTACTACGGCACATCAATCGGGTCTGGTAACCTTTACTTCGATACAAATGGAGTATGGGATGATACCCAGAACATTAACGACATCTCAGGAGCGGGAGAAGCGCAGCTAGACCTCATCGGGATTGTCGATGGACCCCCTCTCCCCCCACCAACTTTTGATGCGTGGGAGGCCGAGCGGCCAGACCTTCAGTCAAACGCCATTAACTTCGCACTCTCCAGTACAGCTCTTTGGCGCTCTAACTACGACATCGACTGGGGACAAAATGGTCCTGACAACTTTAACGCTATCGACAACCTCGGGGCTTGGTGGACGGATTGTATGACGTGGTTCTACAACTACGCTCAAGACATGGCCGATGGTTTTAACGACGGTCAGTATCTACCCGACTCTCCAGCTCTGACATTTACGTTAGAAGACATTCTTACGCTGGACGGCCCGAATGGCCCGTTAATTTTTGACACCAACTGGCTTGCTGAAAACAACCTGACCGACATCTTTAACGATGCTCCATGGCCCAACTGGATGCTGCCAAATGCCAACACCGGGTTTGGAGAGATGCAGATTGCCACGTTCATGTGGATGAACTATCCATTCGGGATAGACAGCTTGGGCACCATTGGAATACCGGGCACAGATTGGTGGCCAGACTACTTTAACGACGTCGGTGCAAGCGAATACGCATCGACTGTATTTAACGGAGGGTCAAATGCAGGTTTCCTTTGGGGCATAACGTCAACAGAAGCAGACCTGCTGTTCGGCGCGGACAACAACCCGTTCTTGCTCGCCGCGCTCTGGGGTTCGGCCAATGACCCGGGGCTTCCAAACCCTGATGGACTTAGCCCTTGGCTGGACTACTTGGCCTTTGTCCAATGGTACAATGATGGACTTGACTACGGATATATCACCGGAGGAAGCGGCGGGTACATCGAGTACATCGACAATAATGGTTACCCTGCCTATTTCATTACCACCGGAACCAGCCCGTACAGCAGCTTTGATGGTCTGGATAACCTAACAGACCAGTCTCTGTTTGTCATCTTGAACCCGCCGACTCTAAATGAGAGCACGCCGGGTAGTGTTTGGTTGGAGAATAGGCCCACGACACAAGGAGTGACGGGAACGCCTAACGGCACCATCGCGCCATACGCCTACCTCAACCTGATGATTAACACTCAGCAGTGGAGGCAGCTTTACGATGTGAACCTTTCTCAAAACGGCAACCCCAGCCAGCAAGGCAATGACTTGAGCACATGGTCCCAGATTTATACCGACTCTTTGATGACTCAAATCTTTGGGGCGACGGGGGATACGGTAGATAGCACCTTGGTGCAAGAGTACTTGGATAGTCTTAACGAGGTGTTTGGAACTAGCTACGACTTCAGCCAACCGAACGTTCTTCAGCAGGTAGAGAACTTTCTTAATACTGCGGGCCCAACAGCCCTCGTTCCGGGTGTTCCAAACATAATTACCATCAGTGGTTTTGCGACGGGTTACTCAGGAAACTCGCTCGCCACCGGTTTGATTGAGTCAACGGTTTGGTATGACTTTATCACCAACCAGTACCAACCGCCGGGAGTGCTGGACGTTCTTAGTGATGGCACTTGGACTGACTATCAGCTCTCGACGTTCTTGGCACTTCAGATGCCGTATGGCGCTACCTATGACACGCTTGTTACGACGGACATCTTTTTCAGTATTGGCTTCTTAGACGCAAGCTTCTTTGATTGGGCTTTGGGTCAAGGGCAGTACACCTCAATGCTTACCGACGGATACGAGGCTTTTTGGGATGAATACATTGGCTGGGTTGCACAAGGCTTTTCGGATAATGACATTGCAGATGAGTTTGGATTTGATGCACCTAGCTTTACTCAGTTCCTAAATGTTCTTGGGTACGGGTACGGTTACTTTAACTTTGGTCAGGACCCTAGCCTCGAGGGTCACTACGATTACGTGAACGTCGCAGACGGTACGGTATTCTACACCTTTAACACGGCTAACGCTACCATCCTCATCCCACCGCTTGGCGCAAACGCACTTAGCTTGTTCGACGGGGGAGAAGGCCTCAATTCTCCAGCAGATAGCTACAGCTGGAAGAACTGGCTCAGGTCTGCAAACGGACTTGTTGACTTTGGTGGCGACGGTCAGATTAACTTTGCCGACTGGTGTCACCTTTGGCAGTTCCTCATGCAAGGAGGAGGTGTGGTCAACAACTACAACTCCGGAACTAATTGGCAACAATTTGGACTTTACGATGGCCTCCAAGGCAATGCTTTCTTTCAAAATTTTGGAAACGGAAGCTACGGTGACCTAAGCGGCTATCAACTTAACTGGCTCGGGTTTGGAGGTTTTACCCCGAATGAAGGAGACCCTTTTGGGGGAATGCCTGCTTGGGCATCAGCTCTCGATAGCTTGGTTCCTCAAGGAGGAGCCTTTGATGCTTACCTTTCGTTTACCGGATACAGCGGGGCAGGAGATGCTTACACCGGGACCTATAGCAGCTCAGAGGTGGGTGCTCTTTTGGGTATTACTGCAAGCTTCTTCTACTACTGGGAGGCAGTACAAGAAACCCAAGACACGGGCTCTGTGCCGGAATGGTACACAAATCAGCAAGCCCCGCCATCATTCGCGCCTTTTGCATCAGGTGATTTTGATGGGGTTCTTTGGAATGATGGAGGTGGAACCTTCTTTATTTTCAACCCTACCAACTTTGGAGGAGGAAGCGGTGTAGCGAACAACCTGCCCACCAACGCAGAGCTCCTAGCGTATGTAGACTACCTCGATGCGGTTGGTCTTAATGCTGGAGTGGGAGCGGTGCTCGACAACGATGGCATGGCAATCAACTTCCAGTCGAACGGAACATCTCTTGCAGATGGCCTGTATAACGACTTGATTTCTATTGCCAATCAGAACTACATCGCAGCTTACGTCGGAAACTACAACTCTGGCTCAAGCCTACCGTTGAACCTCGACCTCGATGGTGACGGTGTTTTCGACAACAGTGATGCACTAGCTTGGTCGTCTCTTCAGGGCTTTATCGAGAATGCGGTTCAGAATGGACAATCATGGCTCGACCTAGTTAATTCCTACAACACATCTGCCGTTCAAGGAGGTCGGTCTTTGATTGAAGGAGATGATGTCCTCATTCTTGGCACGTTCCTTTGGGAAAATGGCTTCTTTGAAACCTCTGGACAGTTTGGAGCTGGGTTCTTTGCCAATGATACTATCACAGCCGTTGGAGACAACGTTGCAGCACTGGCTATGTTTGGAGACATCCTTGACACAGAATATGCGGCTACCACTCTCTTTAATGGTCTTGATGGAGAGCAATTTGCTTGGGGCGCAGCAACCTTCTACGCCACCGCTACTGACGGTACTTACGATGTTACCGCAGGCAGCTACGCACCGGGTTCTCCTCAGGCTACTTCGATTCTGCTGAATCAATTTATCAACAGTGGGGTTTCTCCAAACCCAGACCTACCGTTTGACCTCAACTCTGACGGAGTGTTTAGCTATGCCGACGTACAGGCCTTCGCTTCGTTTATCGACCTTCTGAACACACAGCTGGGCGGAGACTACGATATGATTTCAAATATGGGTCTTGCCGGGTACGACATCAATGGAGACCAAGTATTTGACGAGTCTGACATTGACCAGTTCACGGCATTCTTCGGAAGCTTTTCGGAGGACGGAAACCTCGATAGTGCCACCATGAACCTGTTTGGTTACTTTAACGAATCGGGTGTTTGGATTGACTTTGGAGGAGATAACCTCTTGCCAGTAAACTACTTCGGCTCTGACTGGGATTCTGGAATCACGTACGACCAAGACTACGCCCCTCTGCCTAGCTTCCCTCTTCCGCCACCAACCCCGACTGAAACAACATGAGAAGACTAGCAAATTCATCGGCCCGCAGAAGGTCACAAGCTCGTATTCGACAACTTCCTTCTCGGATTACAGAGTGGACGGTGACAACCGTAGGAGTGTTTACCACTCCAGAGAGCGCCTTATCGGGTACGCTTAGGGGTACGACCGTCTCTACAATAATTGATTTCGCCAACGACTGGAGTGGAACGATTGGCGACTACACTCTAAAGAACATCACTTGGACCAACGAGACTACGAGCGATACAGCAACTCCAGCAGACACTGCCTACAACACGCCGCTGGGTCAATCGGGTGATGGTTATTACATCTTGCTTACTGGACAAAATGTACAAACCTTGGTCAGCGGAGCGGTGGGTCACACAATCAGAATAGACTTCACTCTGTCTAGAGATGGATACGCAGACATTGCTCAAACCGCAACAAAGACATACTGATGGAAGACCAGTGGCCAGAACAAACTTCATTTAGCTCGGAAGAAATCTACGAGTACTGTGACATCTTTCTTGCGGCCTATCCCCAAGAAAGCTTCCCTACCGAGCATGCTTACTTCGCTCAGCTTAAGGCAGACAACGCATGAACACTGTAAAGAAATACAAGAAGGGTGGTCTTCAGGTCTTGAGCAAGAAGGTTACGGTAGACCCTCCCAAGGGCTACCACTGGATGGAAGAGGGAGGTAGGTACTTTCTGATGAAGGGAGACTACAAGCCTCACCCCGGAGCTGTAGAGAAGGCGTCATTCAAGACCGTCACTCACGGGAAATCTTAATCGCCTCTTCGCCCTCTAGCTTGCGATAGAACCTCTGCACGAGGTGTCTTGCCTTGGGCGTAAGACCGTACCTGTGCTTGTAGTTCGCCTTAGCTTCCTCTGTGAAGTACATGTCGGCCTCGCTTCCTGTGTCCACGTTGAACCTACGGTGTACCACGTGTATTAACCCCTTCTTCATCATGGGTTGTAGCGTGCGCTCTCTGAACTTCTTGGGGGATGCAAACAATGACTTTGCGATGTGCGTCGCGGTAAAGAACTCGTAGTCGTAACCAAACAACATCACCTGCATCTCTACTGGCCTAACGTCGTAATGCTGCAGCATGTCTGTCTCTGCGAGCTTTAGATACTTGAGGTAGTTCTTGTTCACGTACTTCTCGTGGAGGTAGGAGAACTCCCGCATTTTGCGCTCAGGTCTGTGTCTCTTCATTTTGAGTATATTTGTGTAGACAAAAAGAACAAGATGGGAACGTCACTATCAGGTACTCAAATCAAAACCACCTACGTCGGAATCCTTAAGACCACCGACAACGCTGCAGCTAGCGGTAGCCTTAAAGTTGTTACCGATGGCGCTGGCAATGATACGGCACTGTCTGTGTCTACAGCTCAGGTAAAGGTAACGAATCTTCTGATTGATTCACCCGCAACTTCCACGAGCGACCAAATCCTAGTACGCGATGCGTCTACCGGATTGATTAGCACACGCACCCTTCCGAACCTCAAGACCGTTCAGGTATCTACCGGCAACGGCACCACGGTAAATGGTACCGGCACTGCTATCGGCGTTACCATTACGGATTCAGCCGGGCACGCGTCTACAGCAAATTTTCAGTCGGGTCAGAACATAACCCTTCGCGCTAACGGGTCTCAGATAACCGTGAAGTACGACGTTAGAAAGACACTGAACGTAACTACCACCACTTCGGTTAACGCAAGTTCAGAAGTAGGAGCTACCGTATTCTTGGACTGTGATACTCTTGCTGGAGGAACTCTTACCCTGCCCAGTGCATCTGCAGGCAGGTTCTTGCGCATTCTTGTGGATGTAGGGTCGAACACCGCGTGCAACATCAACGCGGCATCGGGTGACTACTTCTACGGCGCAGTCACGCACGTCTCTACGACTGGAAACAAGACTGCTGTTCAGACTGTAACCCGTGCAACCGCATCGGCTGCTGTCTCTACACACAACCAGCTCACGCTGGAACAAGATAGTGACAACCTCGGAGGAGCAGTAGGAAGCTTCCTTGAGCTTACGTGCTACGACGACGCCGGATGGCACGTCAGCGGAAAGCTTGTCGGAAACTCTACCAACCCTTCAACCATCCTCGTAATCAACGGACAATAATGACAACCATGGACCCCACCCTAAAGGAGCTCTTCATCTCAGAAGTAGCAGACGTCTTGGCGCAGCTTGAAGACGTCATCGAGAAGTATCAAGTAAACGAAAGGGTGGCATACATCTTTGGGCTCGGCATCGTCGACGACATCCCAGATATTGGTCCCGCTTGGCAGGTGGCCAGCAAATGGCATGTAGATAACCCGGAAGAACTTGCCGAGTTGTTCTCAGCCATCATGGCCTCTTACGAAAGGATTACCGAAGAAGATGATGACATCGACATTGATGACATCGACCTAGGCGACCTAGGCTTCAACCTCAACTAATACAATGGAAAATTTAATCAGGAAAATCGTCATCGGTCCCAATCCGAAGGATGCGATGGCGTACTACGTCGGCATGAAAGCTGGCGCAGGAAAGGTTGTTCTTATCGAGGAGGATGACCGCGCTATGTTCAAGTACAACATTCGTAGGTACAACATCTACACTCAGGACAGTGAATCGTCCTACCTGTGGAAGACTGTGGAGAACACCCCGGTCATTGTTGAATACGATTGCAACTTTGAATGAAGGCGCTGTATCACTTCGTGGTGAAGCTTGAGAAGACTCATCACGACACCATCGAGCTGGAGAACGGCACGTCGCTCTACGTCGACCCTAAGTGGAAGGAGTTCGAGCGACGCGTCATGTACGGTGAGGTGACGTCAACCCCAGTCAAGTACGACGTGGATGTCAAGCCGGGAGACACCCTGTTTTTCCACCACCACGTAGTCATGTCTGATGCCTTGAAGATTCAGGTTGACGACGAGGACAGGTTCATTGTGGGGTACGACCCAGACAACACCCTTGGCTGCCATGCGATTGCTTACCGAAGCAAGGATACTGGTGAGCTCCACATGCTTGCGGACTGGGTATTCCTTCAGCCACTCGAAGAAGAGGAACCAGAGGAGAGCGAGATTATCGTGGTTGACCTCAAGCCCAAGACGCACCTCAAGGCGAAAGTGTTCTGCTGCCCCAAGGATATGATTACTCAGGGCGTAAAGGCAGGAGACATCGTTGGGTTCAAAAAGAACCGAGACTACGAGATGCGATTGGAGGACAACACCACCGTGTTTCGCATGCGCTCAGAAGAGATGATGTATGTCGAGGAAGCCTAAGTTCGAGACAATCGAGGCCTCTCGCAGGCTGATGGATAGCATGGCTATCGCAATCAACAATATGATTGAGGAGGTCAAGCGACCCGTCGACCCAGAGGCTGGTGGTGCTGCACGCAAGGCTGAGCTTCAGTCCATCAAGCAGACCGCTACCGATTGCAAAGAACTGCTAATCGAAAGGCAGCGTCTGGAGCAGATGGTCAAGGACCTAAGCGAAAACGGAGCTATCGACGAAGCAAAGGATTACTCAGGCGGGTTTGCAGAAAGATTCAGTAAGTGACGGGGCTGGTAGACATAGAGAAGCACGACCAACCAGTCGTATCCATCTGCCCGCGCGGCACACTCGGGGAAGTCATTGACATCTCCGGGCTTCCTATCTGTCTGCCAAAGAAACCACCGAAGAAAGAGATTGCAGGCCACGACCTGCCGAACCACTTGCAGTGCTGGAACAGGAGCGAGATGCCATCTGAGCTTGCTCGCATCAAATCCATGGACGAGTGGTATGAAATGCCCAAGGAGTTTCGCCAGAGGTTCTCTCCCTTCATCGAGGAGGAGTTCCGTAGAAGGCGCGAGGGCTACTGGTTCTACAACAACGGAGAACCTACATACATCACTGGGCGTCACTACATGATGCTTCAGTGGAGCAAGATAGATATTGGCTATCCTAGTTTCCTAGACTTCCAACGGAAGCTCTTCATCCATCAGGCCGCGTGTGAGGCTGACCCCAGATGCCTTGGTCAACTGTATACCAAGTGTCGTCGCTCAGGGTACACGAACATGTCCGCCTGCGTTCTAGTTGATGAAGCCACACAGGTCAAGGACAAACTTTTGGGTATCCAGTCGAAGACGGGTAAGGACGCGCAGGAGAACGTCTTCATGAAGAAGGTCGTAGCTATCTTCAAGTCCTACCCGTTCTTCTTTAAGCCCATCCAAGACGGTACTACCAACCCGAGAATGGAGTTGGCGTTTAGAGAACCGTCTAAAAGGATTACCAAAAACAACAAGACCTCTGTCAAGGGCGACGCCCTGAACACAATCATTAACTGGAAAAACACCACGAACAATGCGTACGATGGTGAGAAGTTGCATATCTTGTATCTCGATGAGGCAGGCAAGTGGGAGAAACCAACAGACATTAGAGAAGCATGGAGGATACAACGGACTTGCTTGATTGTGGGACGCCGTGTTATCGGGAAGGCGCTTGTGGGCAGCACAGTCAACCCGATGGACAAAGGAGGTCAGGAATACAAAGAGCTTTGGAAAGATTCCGACCCACAAGAACGCAACAAAAACGGCAGGACAACCTCCGGATTGTACAGAATCTTTATTCCGGCTTACGAAGCCTTAGAGGGATTCTTCGACAAGTACGGGAAGCCAATCATCGAGACTCCGGGACAGGAGGTGGAGACGCTGGACGGGGAAACCGTAGAGATAGGCGCAAAGGAGTTTCTAAAAAACGAAAGGGAGGCTCTCAGGCATGATGCCCGGGAGATGAACGAGATTGTTCGTCAGTTCCCCTTCACCACAGACGAGGCGTTCCGAGATAGCGTCGAAGGCTCTCTGTTCAACATCGGAAAGATTTATGAGCAGATTGACCACAACGAGAACATGTACCCAGACCCCGTGGTGCGTGGAAACTTTACATGGAAAGGAGGCGTAAGGGACGGAGAGGTTGTGTTTGTTCCAAGCTCTGAGGGCAGGTGGTTCGTATCATGGATGCCTCCTGCAGACCTCAGGAACCTCAAGGTTTCCGAACGGGGCAAACGCATTGCGCCAAACAAACTCATTGGCTGTGGTGGTGTTGACTCTTACGACATCGACGCCACTACGGACGGGAGGGGCTCTAAGGGAGCGTGTCACATCTACAACAAATTCAACATGCGGGCCCCCTCTAACATGTTCGTTGCAGAGTACTGCTCCCGCCCTCCTATGGCAAAAATCTTCTACGAAGACATCCTGATGGCGGCTGTGTTCTACGGCTACCCGCTCCTCGTGGAGAACAATAAGTACGGCATCGTAAGATACTTTGAATCAAGAGGTTATGATGGCTACTTATTGGATAGACCGCAACACCTGACTACCGCAGGTTCTGTTGCAACCAAAACGAAAGGCATCCCGTCTAACTCACAGGATGTCATCCACACACATGCACAAGCGATTGAAGACTACATACACAACCATGTGGGAATCAATGAGAAAGGAGAAATCGGTAGGATGTATTTTAACCGCACGCTTGAGGACTGGATTGGTTACCGTATCGACAACCGCACGAAGTTTGACTTGACCATTAGCGCAGGTCTTGCATTGCTCGCAGCGCAGACTGTTGTGCAAAAGAAAAAGCCAGCTGATTTTACAGGTAAAAAATTCTTCCGCAAGTACACCTACACGCCCGGCGGGGTCTCCAAGCCCGCTAAGTGATTTTGTTTATATTTGCACATTGCCTGTAATACAGTAAGTAATGAAGGGTCACCATAAGCCAAAGTCGTATGCACAGTTCCCGGACCCAATGGCTCCGGCTTCCGTCAAAGCAAGCGAAGACTATGGCATTTCCTATGCTAAATCTATCGAGGCACAGTGGGGTGGTTTGGACGACTTTTCTACAGGCTTCGGTAAGCGCTTGGTAGAGTTCCAGCGCAACCGAGACTACGCCAACGGCACGCAGGATACCGCAGTCTACAAGCAGATTCTGAACAGCATGGACACCCAAGGGGGTGACGGAACACTGCTGAACCTCGACTGGTCACCTGTACCAATCATCCCTAAGTTTGTTAGGATTGTAGTCAACAAGATTCTCTCTCGCAAGTTCCGCCCAAACGTGGAGGCCATCGACCCGATGTCGAAGGACGAGAAGGAAAAGAAGAAGGTTCTGGCCAAGTTTGCTATTGAAGAAAGAGAGGTTATCGAGGAGGCAAAGTCTCTCGGCCTGAAGACAGCGAGCGTCCCCGAGGGGTTGCCTGACAACTCAGAGGAGGCTGAGATTTACTTGGCTGATAGTATCAAGACCAGTGCTGAGGTGGCAGCTCAACTTGCCACTAAGCTCACCCTCGACTGGAATGACTTTGATGACAACGTGTTCCGCCGCGCCGTGGAGGACCTCGTGGTCAACGGTATGGCTGTTGTCAAGAGGAGCAACGACCCTAGCTACGGAATCAAGACGGAGTATGTGGACCCAGCGCAGTTCATCCACTCCAGCACGGAAGACCCAAACTTCTCTGACATCGTCTACGCAGGCCACGTCAAGCGTGTGTCGATTCAGGACCTGAAGCGCATGGCGGGTACAGACATCCCTGAGGAGGAGTATCAGAAGATTGCGAAGTCTGTGATGAACAGAAGCTACAACAACGCTTCCCAGTTCAATCAGACGGTGTACGACAGAAGCCGTGGCGCCCATGTCTACGGCTACGATGAATACTTGGTTGACGTCTTGGACTTCGAGTTCCTTGGCGTCGACGATATGATTTACGAGGAGAAGACCTCGCAGTTTGGAAACATTGGTTTCTACTACAAGGGCGAGAGCTACAAGCTGCCTAGCGACTCAGTGTACGACAGAAAGATTCACACCATGCCCAACATGTGCGTGTATGGTGGCTCGTATGTCATCGGTAGCGGGCTTCTCTTCAACTACGGCATGAAGCGGGACATCCCGAAGAACATGCACGACCTCACACGCGCTCGTCTTTCGTACAGCGTTGTGGCAACAAACTTCCGCCGTCAGATGCCCAAGTCTATGGTGTCGTCTGTCATCGGCTTTGCTGACCAGCTTCAGCTGACCCACCTCAAGATTCAACAAGCCATTGCCAAGGCTAAGCCTGATGGTTTGATTGTGGACATCGAGGGTCTGGAGAATGTGTCTCTAGGCAACGGTGGAGAGCTTCAGCCTCTCGACATTCAGGACATCTACGAGCAGACAGGTGTCTTCTACTACAGAAGCAAGAACCCAGAGGGTGGATTCCAGAACCCGCCTGTGCGACCACTGGACAATACCATTCGGAACATCAACGAGCTTATTGGTTTGTACAACCACTACCTCCGCATGATTCGTGATGTCACGGGTGTCAACGAGGTTCTTGACGGTAGCTCACCAAAGTCAGATGCCCTTGTGGGTGTGCGTCAGCAGCAGCTCGCTGCAGCCAACAACGCCATCAACGACATCACCAATGGCGCCTCTGTTCTGTACAAGAGAGTGTGTGAGGACGTGGTCAAGTGCCTTCAGGTCTTGCCCCCAGAGTCCATCATCTACGAGGCGTACGAAAGAGCCATCGGAAGCACGAGCATGGAAATTCTTTCTTCGTTTGCTTCTCTGCCACTTCACAACTACGGTGTGATTGTTGAGCGAGAGATGTCAGATGAAGCCAAGTTGTTACTCGAACAAAACATCCAACAGTCACTTGCACAAAGAGAGATTGACCTTGAGGATGCTATGGCAATCCGTCGTCTCAAGGATTTGGACCAAGCAGAAAGAGTCCTCATCATCCGACGCAAACGCCGCATCGCCTCGTTGCAGCAGCAACAGCAGCAGCAAATGCAAATGCAAGCACAGGTGAACATGCAGGCCCAGCAGGCCGCAGCACAGCTGCGTATGCAAGAGGTGCAGATGAAGGCGCAGGCTGACCTACAGAAGATTCAGGCTCAGGGTCAGGTCGACATGCAGCTCCTGCAGATGCGTCAACAGGTGGAGGGTCAGATTCAAATGGCAAAGCTCCAGATGACGTCACAGTTTCAGGCAGCAGACAAGCAGTTCCGCATGGACCTCGAGAAGAGCAAGGATGATAGAAAAGACTCACGCGTTGAGAAGCAAGCTGTGGCTCAGTCCAAGCTTATCTCTCAGCGCAAGGGTACACGCCCCGAACTTGAGGACCAAGACAACAGGGACATCATCCAAGAACTGATGAGACGATGAGCAAAGAGGCAATGAGAGAGCGCGTTAAGCGCATGCTAAATAAGCACGGACTCAAAGGCGTCAACAAACCAAAGGCTACACCAAGTCACCCCAAGAAGTCACACATGGTGTTGGCAAAAGAGGGTGACAAAGTCAAGCTCATCCGCTTTGGAGAGAAGGGAGCTGAGACTGCTGGCAAGCCCAAGGCTGGTGAGTCGGATAGAATGAAGAAGAAGCGTGCAAGCTTCAAGGCTAGACACGCCAAGAACATTAAGAAAGGCAAGATGAGCGCTGCCTACTGGGCCGACAAAGTCAAGTGGTAATGTTTCATATATTTGCATCAAAGAATAACTAATGGCAACAGTAACCGCACAACTATCCCTGACGAGCACAGACTTGCTGTCTGAGACGCTGGGAATCAGTGTGTCTATGGAAACCACTGCAGCTAACACTACAGGCTTGGCACGTAGACCCGTGACGGCTACCGCTGTTGGTGCAGGTGCAACTACATTGTACACGGCATCTGATTTCTCAGCCCCTGCGTACTTGTACGTCAAGAACACAGACAGTACGGCTTCCGACTACATCTACGTGTACGACGGGACCACGGCAGGCAACCCTGTCATTTTGAAGCTGGCTGGCGGCGACTTCGCTATCATGCCGCTCAATGCAGGCATTGACATTAAAGCGTACGCGACTACCAACCCTACGTTGGTTGAGTTCATGGTTTACGGAACTGACGCCTAACATCTAAGACATGGGATTTCAAAGACACGATGTAAAGAACGGTAGCAGATTCCTCGGCAGAGACGAGGCTACCAACCGGATGCTCACGGGCGGAACTCAAACAATCATCTTGCGTGGTAACACCAGCGGAGAAAAAGATTTCGAGGCTGGCAAAGTCTTGAAGGACGAGACTGTGCCTGTTGACATGGACGGCACCAACGGATGGGTGTATGACTCTTCCAACGATTACTACAAAGTAAAGATTGGTACGACATCGACCGTCAAGACGGTGAACATGTACGGGGAGGAGGCAACCTTCGCCGCTCACTGTTTCCTCAAGGGCGCCAAGGTTGTGGTAAACTCCAACACCTTCCCTGAGTACTCAGGCACCTACTCGTTGGTCGAAGCCGCCGTTGTCTCAACCAACTGCTTTTTGTACCTCGCACCAGATTCACCGCGCCACGTCTTCGGCGATGCGGACTTGGGTGTTGAGCTTCCAGACATTACTGCTACAGCAAACGACAACAAAATCAACGTGACCGTTTTGCCATTCTCTCCTGCTTTCTGCGTGGAGATGCTTGGTGTTGACGGTGTTGATGCAGGTACAGATGATGCTCGCACTACTCCAGCTACGTTTAGAATGAACAACATAGCGGGTACTAGAGAGGTGTCAATCGACTACCCAGACGGTCAGGTGGTGTACGGTGAGATTACTCACTTCACGCCTCAGGCCGTCAACACGCACTACGCCATCCTTTACTGTCAGGCCACTCCATCCTTGGAGTTCTCTCCTTACAACAAGCAAGGAAAGATTTTGGCCGCAGGAGCTAAGGGGGCGCCTAAAGCACGATAAGTAACACACCCAAAATTTAATTAAATGGCTAAGCACGAATTAGAAGTAGCAGCTGAAGCTCAGGGTATCAAAATCAGTGACTCCCCTAACTTCTTGAACGAACCTCAGGACGCTCCAGCACCCTCGCCGGAGCCACAACCCTCGGAACCACAAGCACAACCTGTAGCGGAAGAAGCTCCCGAGCCTGTGCAGGAAGCTCCTGAGCCTGCTCCCCAACCGGAGCCGGAACCTCAAGAAGTAGTCTTCAGACAAGAATACACGGAGCCACAAGCTCCACCCCAACCTGTGCAGCAGCAGGCAATCGACGAAGATGCCATTGCACTTCAGAAGCTCAGCGAAAGGCTGAACATGAAGTTCGATGACTTCGACGCCGTGACCCAGCAGTTTAACAGGAAGCCCGACATCGACCCAGCTGTCGCAGCTATCAACGAGTTCGTCACGGAGACGGGTCGTTCTATTGACGACTGGTACAAGTATCAGTCCTTGGACACTTCCGAAATGGATGATGCTAAGGCTGTTCGTATGCAGTTGCAGATGGACCACCCAAAGCTTTCCGCGCAAGAGATTGACACGCTTATGAACAATAAGTACAAGCTCGACGTGGACAGGTACACCGATGAGGAAATCGCAACATCAGCTGTGGAGTTGAAGGTGGCGGCGGATAAGGCTCGTCAGCACATCGAGGAAGTTCGTGAAGCGTTCGCAGCGCCGGACCCGAATCGCACTGCCGAAGATGAGTTTATGAGTCCTATCGACGACCAGTGGGTCGCAAACATGTCCAGAGAGGTTGACAACTTGGACGGCATTTCATTTGATTTGCCTACGGGTAAGACATTTACCTACGGCCTAGCCGACCAGTACAAGTCAACTTTGAAGGAGAAGAATGCGAACCTCGAGTCATTTTTTGATTCCTACGTCTCTGATGACGGCAAGTGGGACTACGACCTCTTGAACTCTCACAGAGCTGTGATGGACAACATCGACGGCATTGTCAACGCTGTGTACCGACAAGGTATGAGCGACGGGCAGCGTCGTGTGGTTCACCAAGCGTCTAACGTTGCACCTGTTACTCCACAACAGCAGCAGGTTGACACAAGCGCAGAAGCTCAGAGAAACAAGATTATCGACCAGCTCGCTGCAGCCATCGGAGGAGACAAGGGGATGACATTCAAGTTTTAACGCTTTCTAAAAAGAACAATTATGAGCAACATCGTTTCTCCTAATGTTCATGGTTCACTCGGCGGTTCTGTCGGAGGTGCCTATTCACAGGTTGGATTGGCAACGCCTGAGAAGTACGCTTCTCTGGGTGATTTCATGAGCACTATTAACGCCCTTGACGTTCGTCCAGAACTCATCAAAACTTACGGTAATCAGGGCATTACCGGATTCTTGCGTATGACCGGAGCCGTCAAGGCTGCTGGCTCTGCCGAAAAAATCACTTACTACGAGGAGGCTCGTCTGCACCAGAAGGTCCGCGCTGCGGTTACTACTGGATACGCTTCAGGCGATGCTAACGTGGCTGAGATGACGTTCACTGCTGAAAGCCAAGCTGACGCTGAGGCGTCTATTGCTTCTGGCGGTGATGGTGACGTTCGTCCAAACACCCCAATGAAGGGTGACATCCTCTTGATTAACGGAATCGACCGTGCGGTCGTTACCGAAGAGGGTTCTGCGAACTCTACTGCTACCTTCAAGGCCAAGTTGTTGCGCGACGCAGCTTCTACCTTGGGTAACGGTGCTGTCGTTGACATGCCAGTGATTGGTAACATCTGGGCCGAAGGTTCAGAGCAGCCCGGCAGATTCGTTGAATCTAACGTGGTTCGTTACCAGAAGCCATACGCTATCATCAAGGGTAACTACGAGGTGACTGGTTCACAGGCCACCAACATTGGTTACATTGACGTAGGCGGCGGCGACTACCGCTGGTACATCAAGGGCGAAATGGATGCCCGTCAGCGTTTCTTGGACAAGCGTGAAATGACACTCTTGTTCGGTCAGGAAGCTACCAACAGCAACATCACGGACATCGACGGTAACGAAGGTTACATCACGGCTCTCGAGGCTCGTGGCTTGGTGACCAACGGACTCGTCGGTAACGACGGTGGTTTCGCTGACTTGGACGACCTCATTATCGAGTTCGACAAGCAGGGTTCCGCTCCTGAGTACGCTATCTACGCGAACACTGAACAGAACTTGCGCCTCGACGACATGGTCGCTCAGGGTGGCGGTTCATCCAAGGCTGGTATCGCTGGTGTCACCGCTTCATACGGTGCATTCCAGAACTCACCTGACATGGCTGTTCAGCTCGGTTTCTCTTCCTTCTCACGCGGTGGATACACTTTCCACAAGCACAGCTGGAAGTTGTTGAATGACCCAACGCTCTTGGGAGGCTCTACTGAAGCTGCCAACTTGGTTGCTGGTGTGATGTGCCCATTGGCTACAGTGACTGACCCAACTACGGGTGACCGCTCTCCTGCTTTGGAGTTGAACTACAAGGCTGCAGGTGGATACTCTCGTGAGTTGGAGCACTGGGTGACTGGCTCTATCCTCGGATTCCGTAACACGACCGAAGACACGGCCAAGTTCAACTACCGTTCTGAGTGTGCATTGGTGACTCGTGCTGCTAACCAACACGTGTTGATTAAGGCCTAATCTTTAACCTTTAACACCTAGAACAAATGATTATTGTAAAGACTGCCTCTAACGCAGGTGCTGTGTTCAACTCAAGAGACTTTGAGTCAATGAACATCGCAGCCACCTTGGTTACTGCAAACTTTAGAACTGTTGACTCTGGTGACACTCCTACCCGTGACGCCCTCGCTTTGAACTGCACTGCAGGTACGGAGCACGAGGTTGCACGCGGGTTGGCTGACCTCATCAAGAGTGAGCGCACTGTTGTCCTCGACGATGTGACCAACGACTTCGCAGGTCTCGCTGACGTGACTAGCGTAAGCGCTGCCACCATCAACGGTGTTCCTGTTGTCGCTCGTTTCCACGTTATTGAGCCAGCTACAGGTACTCTGTCTGCTGCTGACTCAGGGGCTATTGTCATTGTGAACGACGACGTCGATTTGAAGCTCCCAACGCCTGCCGTTGGACTGGAGTACACCTTCGTTTTGGATGCTGCAATGGGTGCCAACGGAGCTACCATCACTTCAACTACTGACGGTTCTACTGCTGAGGAGTTGTTCTTCGGAACTATCGACATCAACAACTCTGCGACACCTGTTGCTGACCGCGACGTACTCACCTTTGCTGCTTCTACAGCTACCGAGGGAGACTTCATTGAGTGCAAGTGTGTTTCATCCTCTACTACTGGAAACGGACCAACTTGGTTCGTGACTGGTGTGGGCGATGCTACAGGTTCTATCACACTCAGCTAATAGCTGACTAATGTGGACGTTTATCGCTGAAAACTGGGCAGCTTTGCTCATCGGACTGGCGGCCTTTGCTAAGGTCGTGGTCAACCTCACGAAATCCGAGGCCGACAATGTCGTCTTTGGTTACGTCGATATGTTGATTACAGCTATTACCGACGGCCTGACCGGTCGTAAGCGTAAGTGATATATGGTAAGGGGAGGGGGAATTGCCTCCTCCCACTTACTACTCGTTTGACTTTAATTTCTTTTAATCATGTCTACAGAAACTATCCAGCGGAAACCCGCTAAGAAGACCGCGCCAACGGCTGCGGCAAAGCCTGTCGTTGAAGAACAGGCAATCGTGGATGCTCCTCCCACTGACCGGAGCCGTCCAGCAATCAAAAGAAACCTCAAGGACAAGTCCAAGCAGGACGTCTACTACTTCTCCTACGGGGGCGGCGTCTACCTGAAGCTTGCCAACAACCGAGTCAACATCTACGACGAAGAGAGTGGTAGAGTGCGCGAGATTCGTTACTGCGCCAACGAGCCCTCCATCTGGAGAGACGAGCAGAGCGATGCAGCTACACGTAGCCAAGTCATCTTCCGCCAGAACGTGTTGATGGTTCCTTACACCAAGCCAAACCTTCGTGAGTTCTTGAACGTACACCCGGGCAACGTAGCCAACGGTGGTTCTATCTTCAAGATGGCCGATACCGAAGCCAAGGTGGAATCAACCATCGACAGAGACTTCCTTGTCACTGACGCGATTCAGATGATTAAGTCCCGCTCTATCGAAGAGCTTTTGCCTGTTGCACTTAGCTTGAACATCAATACAAACCAAGAGAACATCGCCATCAAGCGTGCTCTCGTGAATGCTGCTAAGACCAAGCCACAGGAGTTCATCGACCTTTTCGACAACCCAATCGTCCAGACCCGCGTGTCAGTCATGCAGGCCTTTGACTTTCAGATTCTGCGCTACAAGGGTGGAGCCATCACATGGTTCGACAGCGGTGCAGTAATCGTAGGGGTGCCTGTCGGACAGGACGAAGTTGATGTCCTGACGCGCTTCTGCCTCACGGACAAGGGCTCTTCTGTACTTACAGAAATTGAACGGCAACTCTCGGAGATTGCCTAACCCCATAACCCTAGCGGAAGAGGGCTGCCTTAGGGCGGCCCTTTTTTGTTTATATTTGCTGGTAGTAATAGTAACAACATGGCCAGCGTACGAGAGGTCTATACAACGCTTCAGGGACTAGCAAACAAAGACGAGAGAGGATTCGTCACCCCTGCGGTATTCAATCAGTTTGCAGGTACTGCACAGCAGCAGGTGTACAACAACATCTGGATGGAGCTTGAGCGGGCCCAAGCTGCACGCCTTCGTGGCACAGACCCCGGCATGGCTGAGTCTCGCATCCGTGGGCTCAAGCAAGACCTATCTAGGTTCATCACTAGGGTTCAGCTTGACGAAGACCCAGACACAACATACCCAAGATTGAATGTTCCCTTGGCTCTGCCTACCAACTTCAACAGGGTTATTGAGGTTCTCTACGAACCAGCTGCTGCGTCCATCACTTCCCCATCGGATAGTGCTGCCGTCAACGCATCGACCAACGCAGAGGTTATCCCGGTAGAGGTTATCGAGGATGCGAACAAGCTTCAAGCAGTCCTTTCTAGCACATTGTCCAGACCGACCAAAGCCTTTCCCGCGTGTTACATTACAGGGCTTACGCTTGAGCTCTACCCTCACGACTTGGTTCTCAACAAGGACACTACCAGTGCTGGCACTGCTGACGAGGTGGGGGTGAGCTTTGTGTACTACAAGAACCCAGAAGGGCTTACCACGGCAGGAGCGCTCTCGGCCTCTTACCCAAAGTTCGCGTACACCGTGACCAACAACAAGGAGGTTTACGATGACTCGAACAGCATCGACTTTGAATTGCCAGACCACTACGTGATGGACTTGGTAAACGAGCTTGCATTGTTAATCGGTGTGAACCTCAGAGACAAGGAGGTATACCAGCACGCAGCTCAGGAGGACGTTAAAGAACAAAGACAGTAATAGATGGCACACAACCTAGTAGGCGTAGCGGACATCATCAACGACTTCCTCATCTCTACTGAGGGTGATGACTATGCTGGCAATGTGACTAGAACCTTTCTACGTCAGGTTGCACTTCGCGGCATCCGGGAGTTTGGGTTTGACATCTCAGGCAAGGTGCGCTCTCTCAAGCTGTCCCCCGAAACCAATGGCACCTACAACCTGCCCGATGACTTTGCAAGCATCGTAAGGGTTGGACTCGCAGGCTCTGACGGGATGTTCTACCCGCTGGCCATGAACGACAACCTCAACATGTCTCAGGCCTACACGAATGTAGACGACCCTGTGGACAGTGATGGCGACGGATTCTTCGACAGAGAGGACGACACGAGCGGAAGCGGTGGGGGTATCCTCGGAGAGGAGGAGGCACTGCTCTTCAACAACTACGCCTACAACCAAGCTGTGGGGCGGACCTACGGTCTCGGTGGCGGCATCTACGCAGGCGAGTACAGACTGAACAGAGACCAGAACAGGCTTGAGACAGACTCAGGTACGACTGGTGTAATCGTGGTGGAGTACGTGGCTGATGAGGCTAGAGCCAAGGACCCTCAAGTTCCTGTGGAAGCAGAGGAGGCTCTTCGCGCATACATGTACTTCCGAATCATCGAGCGCAAGAGAGGCGTCCCCAATGCGGAGAAGGCCCGCGCAAGACAAGAATACTACAACGAAAGACGCAAGGCCAACGCACGTCTGAGAACATTCAACAAGGATGAGGCACTGCGCGTGATTCGTAAGAACTTCAAGCAAGCGCCTAAGTACTGATGGCTATTGATAAACTGACACCTCGTTATCTAAACTTGGATGACGACGAGCGACTGGTGCAGTCTGTCCAGATGACAGATGCGTTTAATGTCGACATCTCCGTGGCCGACGAAGAGGATGCTGGTGTTATCAAGCAAGCTCAGGGAAACCGAGAGGGCCGATTCCGTAATGCGTCAGACGAGATTCCTGCTGGAACAAACTACACGGTTTCTAGCGTAAGCTACGAGGCGGGAGGGGTGGTGTTCTACTACGTGTGGAATAGCAATGACAACCACGGCATCTACATGTACGACATTGCTGAGCACGACTATGTGAAGCTGTACCAAAGCAGCTCTCTGGCTTTTGAGAAAAACTCTCATATTCAAAGCGAGGTCGTGAAGATGGGCAATGGAGACATCTTGCTGTACTTCACCGATGACGTTAACGAGCCAAGAAAGATTAACGTCAGCAGAATCCTTTCCGGCTCCTACGACGATTCTATTGACGTAGCTACTACGGCGTCAAATGCGCTCACGGTATGTAAGAGGCCGCCCATGCGACCCCCTACCTTTACCTTCATTCAAGCTGGTGAAGATGAGACAGTCGTAAACAGAATCGTAGACAACGTATTTCAGTTCGCTGCTCAGTACGTTTATGTTGACGGTGAGGTGTCCGCCATCGGGCCTTACTCTAAGCTATCCTACTACGAAGACCACTTTAATCCGACCGGGACTATGACCGACCTCTACCTGACGCAGTACGATGCGATTCAGGTTCTGGTGAATAAGGCCGGGCTTAACGGTGATACTGGTAGTAACGTAGATGGTGATGTTAAGGCAATCAGGTTCCTCGCTCGCAGCGGGAACACTGGAGCTTGGCATATTTTTGCCGAAAGGTTCACCGCATACGATGAGAGTGTTCTCGTAGAAACGTTCACAAACTCCAAGGCCTACAGGATTGTAGGTGATGCAGAGACAAACAAGCTGTTCGACAACGTCCCCTACAAGGCCAAGTCTTTGTGCGTATCAGAGAACAGACTCTTCTTTGGCAACTATGTAGATGGATATGACGCCACTACATGGCCAGATTTTATCAAGGACGACAGCCTGACAACCCACTCGTTTCCTGTGTCAGCAGGCATTGAGGAGCTTGCTGTCAACCTTAGCGGCGATGGATTTGAAACAGCGCAAGTCGGTGAAACTGACCACGCGTACAAGTCTCTCTACAACCATAAGACACAGTACTCTTCTTTTGTGTACATGGAGCCTCAAACCGATACGGTATTGGCATCGGGCAATCAACTCGGCAGCGTCGAAAACCTGTTTGGATACTTTGTCAATGACAAAGAAGATGGCAGCGAGACAGAGATGAGGTTTACTGGGGACACACAAAGTGTCCCTTGGGCAATTAGGTCAAGCGGAACAACAGCAGATTCAGGCAGCGTGTATGAGCCAAACTTGGCTTGGGGTATGGGTGATACCAACCGTATTGAGGTTGTAATTAACCTAGACAACATTCCTCTTGAAGGATATGGGGTGGCAGGGCAGCTTGAAGTTAACTGGACTGTTGAAGGAAGAAGGGCAATGGTTGTCCCGAACTACGACAATCAAACGGGCAAGAGAGAGTTCGATAGAAGGTTCAAGCCTTTCCCTGAAGGCACTGAGGCTGCATCCGACAACTCAATACAAAGCGAGACATTCAAGCTTTTTCATGGGGGAGAGAGTATCGGAAGTAACGACGACCTTGAGTTGGGAGGGCAGCTTTATGGATACGCAAAGGTCTGTGGCATCGCAGGAATCAACGCGAACTTTTCTGACGCTCAAAGCGCAACGGTTGATGTTCAGGCGGCTATGACAAAGTCTGAGATTGCGCAGGAGCTGGCCAACAGCATTTTAGAATCTAACCTTGGATTCAGGGTCTCTGGTGCCGCATTCGCTACCGCTCACGGAGTTCCGTACAGAAGAAGTGCTTTCCTCGCGGGAACCGTGGACAGACTGTCTGGACAAAAGATGTGCAGATACCTGCTCACAAATAGTGGTGGCGCTCAGGATTCACAGTACATGGATTTCAAGGCGACCAACGCTTTTGTGGTGGGGAGCGGAGGCAGCAGCCTACAGCTACGTGTGCAGTACCAGCTGTCGGAGCTGAGCATGACATTCAACCGGGTAGGTCACGCAGGCCCTGCTGTGTACATCAACAACGACGGACTTTCTTACGAGGACCAGCCTAGGGGTTTAGACACAACGACGCCGTTGTTGAACGGGAGTGACGCTGCAGCCGACATCCAAATAGACATGGAGGCTACTACGGCTGGGATTGACGGTAACCCAGATGGGGCTGGCAATGAGGATATTTTCCACAGTGCAATTCTGGATTGGCAGCGTGACCAAAAAACAACAACATCATACTTTACTCCTAGCGTTTCTTCTGCAGGAGACATTGGGGTTAACAGGCTGACCTTTAGGTCTGGAGCACACCACCCGCTTGGCGTTGTGTTCTACGACCACAGAAACAGAAGCAGCAATGTGAACCTGCTTCCAGAATCCTACGTCCCATTCTCCGGCTCAGCAGACTCCCCTGTAGGCAACGGCAGCAATGTCCTTGTTCCTTACGACATCGACGTAAACTTTGACAAGGAGTTCATTCCCGATTGGGCAGAGCGTTATCAAATAGTTTACGCTGGCAACTCACTTTTTGAGGACAGTTTGACCGTGACTGTTGGTGAAGCGTTGATTGCGGATATGTCGAAGGTTGTTATTAGAGACCCGTCCTTCAGTGATGGGGATGACGTCGACGCAGGTTCCCTTGAGGAGGGTGTGACTGACGCAACCAACTTTGGCAACTTCCCAAGTATGGCTGTTGCTGAATCTGTCGGTATTATCAACAACGCTATCTACCTGCCTATGAGATTTTTCGAGGGCAAGGTTGACTCTTACAAAGAATCTAAAAGCGCTAGACTCAACTATGAGTTCAGGCCCGGAGATAAGGTTAGGATTGTCAGTTACGCAGGAGCCGGGTCAAGCGAAACATTGGTCAATCAGTTCCCAAAGAACTACTTCTTTGACGTTCTTGGATACAAATACTTCCAAGCAAACTCAGAGCAAAACGTGCTGGTACTTCCCAATCAGGAAGATGGGAACTTTACGGCAGAGGGCGAGTACCGTCGTTCAGGATGGATGCTTATTCTAAGAGGGGACAACACTCAGTACCCGGGATTCAGACCTTCAGACATTAGAAACAGCAACGCTACCGTCAACAAGTGGGGTCAGGATGTTAGAATTGAAATCCTTCGCCCGCGCATCGACGTTGTTGATGAAGACAGAGTGTACTACGAGATTGGGGAATCTTTCCCCGTACAGAAGGACTCTAAGGATGACGTGGACTACTCTCAAGAACTACCCGTAGTATTTACCACAACTAATAGCAACATCTGCAAGTCTACGCAAAGACTGTTCAGGGGAGATAAGTTTAACGCTGTTAAGCTGGCGACCGAAGCAGACGTTGCAGGAGGGGGGTACTTTGGATTTGACAACCCGCCCAATGTAGGTGGTGACCCACTGAACGCAGACGACCCGGATGAGTCAAACGAGTTTACGGTAGAAAGAGTTCGTGGAAGATTTTACGACCAAGCAACCGAGACAGAATACTACGAGTACGAGGTGTTCGAGTCAACACCTTATTCAGGTCCGGGCACGGTGAGCCCAAACATATCGGGCAACCAGTTCCAGATTCACACCGAGGCGTTTGGCGCCAACCCCGACGGCGTCGAGCTTTCATCAAGAGCAGCCAAGTGTGCCTTTACGAAGAATACCGTAAACGTTAACGTGCATCTGACTGACCAAGGGGACACATACTTCAGGCAGAGAGACATGAGAACATCTGCTGTGGTTAATGGAAGCTACGACCCGGGTCAGCTCACCAACGCTACAGACGCAAACTTCATTCGCAGGAATATAGAGGACCCCGGCTTCAATGACTTCTTGCCATCTACTGTGACAAGAAACTACCACTATGGTAGGCCACACATCTACAGCCCCGATGAGCAGACGAGCGTTCGTAGTTCGTCAGTCACGTACAGCGACCCGTACGCATCTGACGGAGAGGTGCTCGCTCTTTCTAGTTTCAACCCTGCCATGTTCCCGTTCAAGGACTACAATCTTAGGTACGGAAGTATCCAGAGAATGTTTGACATGGGCGGGGGTATCGCCATGCTCCATGAGAGAAAGGCGTCATCGACTCCTGTCAGCAAAGACTACTTGGCTACGGCAGACGGGGGGATGATGATTGCTTCCAATAAGGTTCTGGGTACCGAGCGCTACTACGCGGGTGACCATGGCATCGGCAAGTACAGCAGGGGGGCCGTGTCGTTTGGAGGAACTATCTTCTTTGTGGATGCTGAGATGGGTACCGTGTGCATGCTTGGTGGCAACGGCATTCAGGTCATCAGCGACAGAAAGGTTGACTCCTACTTCAAAGAAAGACTTGAAAAGGTTCAAGGCTCTATGGCGTATGGTGCTACAATGATTGGTGTACACCCAGACAACAAAGAAATTATTGTTGCTGTCAACAGCAGAGACAGAAGAGACATCCGTGTTGACGGCACCTCTTACGGCAGGAACTTGCCCGTAGACAGAGACGACAACAGCAAGTTTGACTTGACAATGATGAAGAAGGTCCACAAGATTGCGGGCTCTCCACTCGACATTGTCAACGAAAGACAAAACTGGGAGGATGTATTCTTGGGTTGGGAGCAGGCCGGGAAGGGTGTCGTGCTTGTAGACCAGCCCCGAGAGATAGGCTACGTGGACGCCAGCCTTACTCCAAAGACAACCCACGACTTCCTTGTAACAGACAAAGACGGCAACTTCTTCGCTAAGATGACTCAAGCAATCAAGTCACGCCTCGGAACCCTTGACGAAACTGCGGGTGGAGCCAAGGATGCCGGAGGTTCGGGCACAGCATCGAAGGGTGCGGTTGTTGTGGCAGAGCGGGGTTCTATCGGATACAACTACGAGTCCAAGGTGTGGACATCCAAGTACTCGTTTGAGCCAGAGGACATCGTTGGCATCTTTGAGGACTTCTTGACTTTTGCGAGCGGCAAGCCTTGGAGGCACGACGACTTGGGTATTGTTAACAACTACTACGGCGTTCAGTACACTTCCATCGTGGAAGCTATTTCCAAGATTAACCCGTCCATGGTTAAAGTGTACAAGGCTCTCAGTCTTGAAGGCAACTCTGTTTGGTCTGCCGAGCTATCTAACTCCGACCAGTCATCAACCATTACGGTTGACATGTGGAAGGACCAAGACATCGACGGCACGCTCAGAGCGGGGGATGGTTTCAGAGAGGGTATGCTGTACTGCAACATGCCGGGCGACACCAGCACGTCAAGCCACCTCGATGAGATTACGATTGGCGAGGTGACTGACGTATCTACACCGGGAGAGATTAAGTTCAAGGGCAGGGTGAACAACATCCCGTTCAACTCAGGGGACAGGCTGTTTCTTGCCAACGGTACAGACACCACCCGAACAATCACAAGCGTCAAAGACAGAAACACCCTCAACGTCAGTGCAAACACTGGCATCAATGTGGGTGACATCCTTGTCGCTCAAAGCATCCCCAACGCGTTGCACATTGCAGGTGACCGCCTGAGAGACTACTATCTAAAAATTAAACTGACAAACTCTTCTACCACGAAGGACGAGCTCTACGCCATCAACGCGATTTATGAGCGCTCACGCCTTCATAACGACAGAGTTAACTAACTTTGCAGCATGGCCAACTTTAAGTACAACGACCCGCTTCTGAACGCAGCCTATGGATATGCAGGTCAAGGGCGCACCGACATGGCGCCTCGGATTGCGGGGAGTTACAATATGAACCCGTCGGGTGGGCAAATGCCGTACGCCGACACACAGATGGCTTTTCTTGGTGACAATGCCGGATACTCTATGCCGGGGCCAACATTCCCCCAAGACCAGTTTTATGGGAGCTATCAAGATGGCTTATACTTTGGACGACAAGGAGGCGACGCTTCAGGTAGGTATCAGTTTGGCTACGATACCCTTGGTTCACCGCAGGTCGACCCACTCTCGATTAGTCCCGGCGGAAC